CGGCGTTCAAGTTATTAATAACGCCACGATATTTGTTTGTACGAACACCTTTATCATAGCAACCTTTATTATAATTATAGCTACCTTTAGTATAGCTTTCAATATAATATGTATGTCCAGTTTCCAAGTCGTATGGCGAAATTGGGATCATTTTTTGATAAAGTTAGTATAAGTTATGTAATAATATAATTATTAAATTGTGAATCAATTTTTATAAGATTAGGTCGGCGTTTTACACCTTCGGACATTTAAAATGGGACATTTTTAAGTGAGTATCAAGTATAATAAAACGACCACTATTTGTATATTTTCCACCAAAAGCGGTACCGTTATAAAAATTATATATATATATATATAATATGCCTTTAGGAAAAACTCGTTCAAAAAGACAGAGAGGTAGTGGAGCCTCTAATCCAACGCTGAATGATGTGAATGTGGGGGATTATAGGGGTCAAACCGCTCTCATGCACGCTGTAGTTCGTGAAAATACAGATAAAGTGAAAACGCTAATAGATAATGGTGCTGATGTGAATGTGAAGGATAGGGACGGCTATACGGCTCTCGTGATAGCAATCTCGATTGGAAATACAGAAATCATAGAACTTCTACTAAAACGTCCAGAAATTGATGTGAATGTGAAGGATAGGCACGGCTATACGGCTCTCATGCGCGCTGTAGTTGATGGAAATACAGAACAAATGAAAAAGATACTAGAAAATACAAGAATTGATGTGAATGAGACAAATAATTATGGTAACACGGCTTTCATGGAAGCAGTCAGAAAGGTTAGCATAGAAAAAATTGAAGAACTACTAGAACATCCAAAAATTGATGTGAATGCGAAGAATAATGAGGGTAACACGCCTCTCATAGAAGCAAGCAGGAGTGGTCGCATAAAAATCGTACAAAAACTACTAAAACATCCAAAAGTTGATGTGAATGCGAAGAATAATAAGAGTAACACGGCTCTCATGGAAGCACACAATGTTGGTAACACAGATATAGTCACACTAATAAAACCGAGAGCAAACTATGTGTTTCTCCCCGGTTCGGGGTATTCAGGCGGAAAACGAAAAACCAAAAGAAAAACGAGAAAAACCAAGAAATCTAATAAAAGACCAAAGAAACATGGAAGAAAAACTCGTAAAAAGAATAGTGGAGGGAGAAAACTGCTATAAATATGAGTTATTTTGTCCCATTTTAAATGTCCGAATGTATAAATGTTCAAAGGTGTAAAATGGCACGGTTAGCACCAAAAAAATACATAAAGGTGTAAAATATAGTAAAAAGATATAAATGTTTATGACTATATATAATATTATGGAGAACGAAAAGCCTAAATTATGTGTGAATATGGATTGTGAAAGATATCCACCTGACTGGGATTTTGAAAAAGATACAGAAGAGACTTATCAAGAAGAATCGTGGCAAAAATGTAACCAATGTGAGGGGTATTATAACAACGATGGAATGATGGATATTTTATACGTACAAGAAGAGCCAAATAATCAAGAAGCAGAATGTAGTCTTTGTGGAAAAACCGAAGATATAGTTCAAATGAAAGGTTGTGGACAATATCTTTGCGGAGATGGTTGTGGTGAGGATGAGGATTAGATTTTTATTTCGTGTTTTTGTGCGAACTTAAATTTTCGCGGGTGTAAATCTTCAACGGTATAAATAATACGGTTGAGTTGGTTATCGCGACGACATGTTGTCGCGATAACATAAAAATAGGAGTAAAATAAACATTCGGCGGTTTAAATATACGACCCGAATCCACTGGAGGATGATCCAGGCATCTTGTAGAACTCGCTGCCAGGGCTGGGTGCAATGGGTGCAGGCGACGCCATGTTTAGGTTGGCGGAGCCGAGTGGTTCGAACGATGTTCCGTAAGAAACAGTGCTTCCACCTCTTTGTTGGCGTCTACGAGGACGACGACTCTTCTTTCCCTTCTTCCCCTTTCTGCTCTTCTTCCCCTTTCTGCTCTTTCTACTCTTCTTTCCTCTCGTCTTCCTCTTGCGGTGGGGTAGAATATCCATCGTCATTCTCTTCAACGTATTGACTCCAGAGGAGAGTTGTCTCAGACCAGGTTGATTCATGGAGTGAATCTAAAGGAACTATACAGTACCATAATATTATTTTGCTATTTCAGATCACTTTACTTTTTCGCCGTTATCGCGACCTATATCCTGAACGTCGTCTACGTATGCGACTCGTGCGCCGCGGTCGGCGACCTTATAGGGTTCCCATTTGTTCATCTTGGGTAGGTAGCGGCACAGTAGTTTATGTGTCTTCTCCAAGTCAACATACTTGTCCATATCAATGTTCTCAAACTCGTCATCGTCATCGCTTTCCTCTAAGAGATCCAGATTGTCGTTCTCCTTAATGTGTCTAAACAAACGGTTCAAGAACTTACTGGAATCGTAGCTCTGGACGGCGGCGATGCCATGGTCTCCAGTGCTGGTACAAATGCGATACACGTCGTTCTGGAGCTCGGGTTTCACCAAGAATACCATATCGGGTACCTTGATGCGACCACTGCGAATGGCTCGGTAATCAATGAACTTAGTGGCTGATTTGGATCCGTGTAGTGACCCATGCACTGATCCATGCACTGAACTTGGATTTGGAACTGGTTCTGGGGGAGCAATGACTGACATCATGTTCGCTAACGACACATTTACAACGGGGGTGTCCTTGCGTGTGCTATATCTGTATTGGGCCTTTGCCACCTTGTAGGGAACAGCTTGAAGTTGAATACGCAGGTCTTCGTGTGTCATGGTGCCTGGAAACATGATGGGGAGCCCGAGGACGACGTGATCGGCGAAGTAGCTTACCTGTTGAATCTCATGTTGGAACATGGTGACGAATAGTTTCAACTTATCGGTATAAGAGATATTGCTATATGGAGTACCCTTGTAGCAGTGGATGTCATGGACCGCGAACGTTTTCAAGTTCGTTGCTTTGAAACATGTGCCTCGCAGAATTGTCCCACTTCCGTGCGCCAGACTGCTATGGAAGCAGGTCTTTATAGGATACCGTTTGCCCATGCGGTTCATGTCCCCCAGTTCAATCAGGACACACTTGTTAATAGACGCGCTGTTGTCGGTGCCTTCCGATGGAGGAGAACACGTACTACTGAACCATAGCAGACATTTCTGTCCCTCGGGTACAGCGACGACGACGTCTGCGTGATGAACATGTTGATGTCCCTGTGTTTCGTTGGGGAAATGAACATGTGGGAGCCCCGTCAAGATGGGTTGATTACTATTATTATTCTGACGAATGTGGCTCGCGTGTACATGTGACGTGCGCTGATTATGATGCGTCTGTTGTTGTTGACGCATCTGTTGGTGTCGGCGTTGAAACTGTTGCTGTTGTCGCTCTGGTTGTTGTTGTTGTTGCTTGTTATGAGTGGAATGTTGTTGACGACCCTGGTGTTGTCGGTCCTGTTGTTGAGGCCACGATGCAGCAGTCGGAGTGTTGTTGCGTTGACGATTATTCATATTCGTTGGTTCAATGGGTGGATATGCATTACTATGCGAACACGAGTCTAAATCAATTTCGGGTAGTACTTCTATTATGTCAAGTTGTCCATGTACGTTTGAAGCTCTCTTTGCATATCTTCCGATTCGTGGATTGTTTGATTACTATCATCCAATACGGGAAGGTCAATGATCGGCGATGAATATGTCGGTTGTGGTGTAACGATCGTATTGGAGTTTGAATTATATTCATTCTTCGTCACAGGGTTTCCCAACTTAATGGTGCGTGCCATTTCCTCGTACATTCGTTTGGAGTCGCGTAGCGCACTGCTTCCACTTCTATCATCGCTCCCAGGCAGAGATGATGATGATTTCGTCTCCCCTGTATAATACCCCCAAACCAGGTGCCCTGCATAAATCAGTAGTAATGATACCACCGCTATCTTTATCACGGTGAATAAAACCATTATCGTATTAACGTACTATAGATAGTAAGACATTAACTTCCTTCGCAAATAACGTATTATCCACGCTTTCTTGTGTGAAAAAATACAAGTCTGTGGGTACAAATTTGTAATACTTGTCCTCAAGCTCCTGTGTGGTCACTGTTCCTGTCATGGATGACCTATGGTCGTATTCGCCTTCAACAATAAGATGAATACCTGACCGTTTCCCAATGCAAAAATGTAGAAGCTCTTTCCTAACGCGAACATGGTCGTACGGGATCTGCGAATCAACCTCCTTATCTATAAAGTAGCTATTATCAATACTGAATCCCTCTTTCGTTATCTGTACGGGTTTGTCCACGGGGAACATCCTAAATAGACCATCGCGACGCATGTCGTATATTCCCTCATCAGAGTATATCATATCCTTCGTGCTTTTTTTAACATAATAAGGGTCGATCTCTGCCCATTTACGGACAATATCGGAAGGGCGATAGGCATTGATGTAGATTTTTGGCATATTAGTTAATGTAGTAGTTGTGATAGTAATACAATTACAATATACTCGCAAAAGCATCTAAACCGTTTATATGTATAAAATACATATGACATCAAACATAGGAGTACTGATTGTTGAAAAGACTGGGAACGTGAAGTCATTGTGTGTAAAGACGTACGATGAGAGCGAATTATACAAGAGATGTGGATTCAAGACCGCAGATAATTTCAAAAAACAATGTGAATGGTCCATTCCTGGTGGTGGCGATCTCACCTACATTGTATCTGCTTACGGGAAGGATGTGGGACGTGCCAACTTTGAGAACAAGTATGACTTCCCTCCACCCATAGATAACATACTCTTTTTCGGCAGCTGTGTACTGGTTTTGCATACAGAATTCAAAGGTGAGACGGGATCTCCGATCCTGGAATCATTTGACATCGACTTGTGGACAAAGTTGTACGAGAAACTGTTCGGTGGTTTTGAGGACCTTACTACGTCCGCCGCCGAGGATGAGAATGAGAAGGATGAGTTGGAAGACATACCCAGTGACAAGAAGACAAAGTCCGGGGGGTACTTGAAGGACGGGTTCGTTGTGGAAGATGATGCACCGACAGCTGATTCGGAACAAGGAACGGAGACAACCGAGGAAGAATATGAAATGGACAACGATAGTGACGAGTCAGAGCTATTTGAGGAGAGCTATCTTACAGACTGATCGTTCCAATAGATATTGTTGTACAACATGAAAACATGTATCCATCACACAGAAACAAAATTGATCGTATATAGATACAACGGAACATTGGTATCTATATACCCAACAACAGTCGGCCCATTATGAAGATTGATAACCCCGTACATTTCCGAAACGAGATGCGCAAACGCTTTGATACGTTCCTGGATGACAAGACCAAGAGCGTGAACATGGAAATCGGAGCTTATAACCACACACTCAAAGAGGCGACGACTCGTAAAGTGGTGCGTAAATGGGACAACGACCATTTTGTGCAGCTATATGTTGATCGGTTACGCACCATCTACACAAACCTGAAGAACCCCACAATCCTTGAACAGTTGCGCACCAACGCATTCTCAGCGCAGGCATTCGCGTCCATGTCGCACCATGAGATGATCCCTGAGAAATGGGATGCACGCATCAAGAAGAAGATTGAGCGCGACAGGGTAAAGTATGATACACAGATTGAGGCGGCCACTGATACATTCACGTGCAGGAAATGCAAGTCTAATAAATGCACCTATTACCAGATGCAGACACGATCAGCGGATGAGCCAATGACCATCTTTGTGAGTTGCATTGATTGTGGTGCGCGCTGGAAATGCTAGATAGAAATAGAAATTCATAATTGATAAATATTGTAGTAATTATCTATTTTTATGTATTCTTCTTATAGTATTCGTCTGTGAACAAACGCTATCTACAATAAATACACAATCTACCACGATTCGTCGCCACCGACCTATAACTCGTGGTCAACAAAATCGTAATAGTAAATTCTTACAGACTATCGTACTGTGCAAGCGCGCGATCCGAAACAAATACAATATCGTGTATTGTTGTAGCGATACAAACCGTCTAGTTGAGGTGGACGAACTATTGAGAGACACGTATATTGCACATAAGTATGTGAATGTGTATCACAAAATATTCGAAGACAGTATGGAGTTCGAACACCGCTTAGTACGAACGGCGGCGTGGAGCGCAAGAATAAATTATATTATTTCGGTAACGAGTCTTGACAAAATCCACCACTCATGTGAACGACATCGTCTGTTCTTCGTCTGCTTCAATCATGTATAGTTCACAAATCCATTCAATTGGAAAACTATATATATGTTTGCATATAGTATAGCATTCGTCTGTCCTAGTTAGTTAGTTTATGAATTACAGTGCAGGATATGTGAAGGATTTTTTGGCGGTTTTTGGGTTTATGATCGCATTTGTTATTATTTACAGTGCATCTGATTTACATAGAATGAAAAAATTGGTGTTAGTGTATCTGACGATAGCTATACTGATTGATGGGATATATTCACTTAATGAAGACTTTCACAACGAAAAGATTGGGTACAATTTAGCCACATATTCCATAGTTGGAGCCATCGTACTATTTGTAGGAATATTTGGCATATACTTAACATTTACGTAACAATCTTATTTTGTATATTCTACATGAATATACAAAAATAACAATATTATCATTTTGAACGTTTTACGGTGTATAACTATTATAGTACTTCTAGATCACGCACCCTCCAGTACTCACACCCGCCACCATTAACGGGACGTTCAATGATGAACGGGATACGTTTCTGTGCCAACTCCATCTGTGCGATAATGAACCCATCACTAACATGGTCTGGTACAACCACATACGATTTTGAACCAGCATTGAGTTGTTTAGCACGCTGTCCGAGCACACGCGTCTTTTCGTATTTCGTCAAGAATGGAATGGTCTTATGCAGCGGATCAACCACATTGTTGTCGGTGTTTCTGGAAATCTGACACAACGCCTCAATCTCGTCGTCATTCTTATTGAACTGAGTGGGATGATGAGACAACAGTAGGTCCTTGTTCATCTCCAAATCAAACTTCTGTAAATATGTGTCGGGGTCCTCGTCATCATCGTCATCGTCGTATTCGTCGTCACCAGTGACGTTCCCGCTTGCACTCACATCGTCCAAATCATCTACAGATATGTCGTCGTCATCGGCGCCAAAGAACTGAGGAGGAACTGGAGTATTCATGGAGTGATGGGTAGGAGGAGCCGTCTTGGATCGCGAACTAGATTTGGCCATGGACCTGATTGAGGAGGATTTGGGGACACCGTCTTCGTCTTCATCTTCTTCCCCTTCATCGTCTTCCCCATCGTCATCGCCACCATCGTCATCATCTGTATCTTCCTCACTCTCCACCTCTCCCGCGTCTTCATCCTCATCCTCATCCTCTTCTCCTGCGTCTTCATTATCATCAGCATCGTCGTCATCTCCATTCACTGAACCCTCTTGATCGTCGGCATCACCAACGCTAGGACCAGGACCAACGCTAGGACCAACGCTAGGACCAACGCTAGGACCAACGCTAGGACCAACGCTAGGATCAGTAACGACTTCATCGTCGTCAGCATCGATTAGGCGAATCGTTTTGGGAACAGTGGGAGTATTATCGGTGTGCGACATATTACGTATAGTATACTAGGTAGAAAATACCTAAATGAATATATGAAAGGTGTCAATCAATTTTTGGTAGTTACTATGGTGATTGGGGACAATATGTATACGATTATGCCTCATTGGTCTTCCATACGTAGTCGCATGTAGAACACAAATACATGTACTTGATGTTCGTATCGTCGTAGCGAATGTAGATGATCTCACGAGAGGTTTCCTTTGTATTGGTATCGCATTCGGCGTTGGGGCAGGGAATGCGATTGATGCGTGGGAGGGTAGGATCGAGCTTGGTGTATTTATTCACAATGCGCGACATGCTCGTCTCGCTCTGAGTTAATTGGACGCTAGATATGACGGAGCTGCTGCTCGTAGATACGCTGTCATCCTGAGAACCACAGTTTCGACAGTAGTACATAAGCTTGTCACTGTCGTCCTGATCGATGGACAAGTAGTACATGTTTTCGCAGTTGGAACAGAACTTCATCGTTGATGGGGGTGTATACTGTACTGTAGGTATAATTTGATACAACCGTTTAAATTATTTAGGTTGATTCAATTTTGTCGGAGTCGGATACATCTATACCACCACTCATATTGCTAGATCCATATAGCATCACAGACATCGCGTGAAACCGTTCAATGATCTTATCATAAGTAAGCATGACTGAAAGCGAGTACATGCGCGTGGCGACAAGATGATCGTCATTGTTACAGCGCAACGTCGACAGCTTTTTCAATATACTATCGCGATTATCGGCGAACTGTTGTAAGACCACGTTGCGAAACATGTCAAACATGGGCATGTACATACAAGGTTGTTTCTCGAGCACGCTCAGAATCGCCACATCAATGTTCTTATACTCGATGATCTCATTGTATCCAGGTACGTCGGGGTGACTCAGACTGATCCCAGGCTCATTGATAAGAGGATTGTTCATGAATAAAGTACATATTGTGAGTAGTATTGAGGAGATGGTCTGACAAGATGTCCATTGCTCGCCACGCCAAGTATTCAACATGGACAGACACACCTTACCTGATGTGTACAGGTTTGGATGGAATCGTATACGGTCTTGGTTCGTACAGAATGTCACTTTGGGAGGGCGATATGGATAGTCTGCAGGGTAATCAATCTCAAAAAAGTAGTAGCCATACGCATACGGCGTGTCCGATGGTCCAATGATGAGCGCATATCCTCGCATCATGTTCTCATCGTCGTGCCGATAGTAGATTCCATTAGAATCTAATGGGTTCTTGTGAATATCTCGCACGTCTCGGACAAGACGCTTTATGGTGTCCTTTGGAACAACCATCGTAACTGGCTTATCTTTGTTAGATGGATTAACTATGTTTATCTTTTTAGACATGATGTATATATTTTACACCATATAGCGTCTATATTGTTTGAATATACATATATATATATGACCCATATACCCCCCCCAAAATTGATCTGTCTTTAGCTCAATCCCAATGAGATATATATACAACGTACTAGTACCACTAAGTTTGACGATGCCTGGCGAAGTCTCAAAACTTCAACATGCTGGTCTAAAACAATTCCTGGTTGCGAATCGCGCGGAGGGAGACGTAAAACCAACAAACACTCGTATCGGCGACAAGGCATCAATCCGCGGTGGCAAGTATGCCATCGACAACGACGCCGAGCCCGAGTTCCTCCACCACTACTTCGCAGAGGTCGTTCAGGGTGGTGCCGACGAGTACCTCACCGAGAAGCAGTTGGGTGAGGGTGGCCCCATCGTAGTGGATCTTGATTTCCGATACGACTCCGATATTAAAGAGCGTCAACACAATGAAGTCGATCTTCAGGACGTCGTCAGTATCTACCTGGACGCACTCAAGACCATCTTCGCGTTCGCCGCCGCCGCCACGACGGAGTTCATGGTATATGTGTTTGAGAAGCCCGAGGTAAACACATCCAATGACGACGTCACCAAAGATGGTGTTCATATCATTATCGGAATCCAGATGAGTAACCTACTACAGACTGTGCTCCGTGATAAGGTTCTGAAGCACTTTGAGACCAATCCCAACAACATAGACATCATCTCCGACCTCCCATTAAAGGATACATGTACATGGAAGACCGTGTTCGATGAGGGTATATCAAAGGGTAGCGTGAACTGGCAGCTTTACGGCTCAAAGAAACCACACAACGAAGCCTATCGTATCAGCTCCGCGTACAAGATAACTATGGACGAGTCGGACGGCGAGTTCTGTACCGAACCCATGAACGTAGATGTATATCACCGAGATATAGAGGAGTTCAAGAAGTTGTCGGTGCGCTATCGCAATCACCCCAAGTTTGATCTCACTCCCGATGCCGAGAGCCTTCTCGCAGTGAAGACGCGCAGCAAAAAAGGTGGTCGCGTGCTTTCCACTGTTACTGGTGACAGTCGTCTCAAAGTGGTTTCGCGCGCACAGATCGCACCGTCGGTCAAAAACAGCGGCATTGATCCTTCTACCTTGGTACCTGTGGATCGCATCTGCACCAAGGCACAACTAGACGACTGGTGCGCATACATTGAACGCACAATGGACGATAGTCCCAAGAACTACAAAAAGCGCGATGCGCACCGCTACGCTCTCGTGCTCCCTGAGATGTTCTACGGTGACGGTAGCTTCAACGAATGGATACGTTTGGGATTTGCGTTGAAGAACACCGACGAGATGATGTTCATTACATGGGCAGTGGTAAGCGCCAAGGCCAAGGGATTTGATTACGGTAGTATCGGAGACCTGTATGATAGGTGGTGTAAGATAGACAAGAAGTCCGATGGACAGATGCTGACATGCAAGTCCGTCATGTACTGGGCCAAGGAACATAACCGAGCTGGATTTGAAAAGGTGAAATGTTTATCGTTAGATCACTACATTGTCAATGCTCTGGACAACGACAACGATCGTGAAATCGCACAGGTATTGTTCTTCCTGTGCAATGAGCGGTTCGTTTGTTCGGGTCTAAGCACCAATACTCAGATATGGTACGAGTTTGAGCACCACCGTTGGATGCTGGACAGAGGTATGCGTCTCCGTAAGGCGGGGATATCAGAAGAGTTGTATGAGGTGTTCTACGCCAAGCAAGTAGAGATGGTGGGTGCGTCACAGAACACGGCTCTCGATGGTGATCGCAATAAATACGATAAGACAGGAATCTATGCCAAGAACGCAAGCGCGATCATGTCGCGTTGTCACAGCAATTCACAGAAGACGCACATCGCCAAGGAGGCGGCGGAGTTGTTCTGGGACGGTGAGTTTGGCGACAAGTTAGATCAAGACAAATGGACGCTTTGTTACAGCAATGGGGTTATTAATCTACAGACGGGCGAGTTCCGCGACGGACGCCCCATGGACTACATATCCAAGACCACTGGCATCCCCTATATCCCCGAATCCGATATGGGGCGACCCGAGCACCAGACCACACTCAAGGAGATCACTGTGTTTATGTCCCAGCTCTTCCCCGACGAGTCGCTCCGCGAATACGTATGGGAGCATCTGGCTTCCACCCTGATCGGTGCCAACCTCAATCAGACATTCAACATCTACAAGGGCAGTGGTAGCAACGGCAAGTCACTACTGACCGAGCTCATGTCCATATGTCTAGGCGAGTACTGTAATCCTACCGCACCCATCAGCATCATCACATCCAAGCGTGTGACACTCGGTGGTACGTCTTCGGAGTTGTATGCGCTCAAGAGCATCCGCTACGCGGTCTTCCAAGAGCCCACCAAGGGTATGGTATTGAATGAGGGTGCCATGAAGGAGATGACGGGTGATGCAAAGATCCAAGCTCGT